GTTATCTATAGATGATCTTGGCAAAATTTCATCAATTTTTGAGAAGATGGATAAGATTGTTAGACTTGACAATGGTGTCCCTACAGAGATCGCTTCTAAGATGAAATTGACTAATGCTCAACAGGCAAAAATTTCACAAATTATAGGGGGGGATCCGTTTGCTCCTGAGGTTATGCCACAGATTGAGATCGATACTTCTTCAGTGCTGGTGGAGTAATGGAAGAAGTTGTTGATGTCATAGATTTTGACAACTTTGCTCAAGTTGATCAGTTCACAGAGATAATGAACGATCTTAACTCTTTGTTTGAGCCTCATGAAGGTCAGGTACAGGTTGGTCGTGCAATTTTCTATGAGGGCAAGTTAAGAGTCTTTGTTAAGTGTGGACGTAAGTGGGGGAAGACCACGATGGCGGTCTATGCTCTGTTCAGATGGGCAATGACACATGAGGGAGCAGGCTGTTATTATATTGCACCTTTCTTGAATCAGGCGAAAGAACTTATCTGGGCAGATAGAAGGCTACAGGACTTCTTGACTCCTGAACTTATCGAGAAGTATCAAGTTAAATTTAACAATGTTGAGCTCAGAGTGACTTTTGGGTTTAACAACTCTTTTATTAAGGCAGATGGTGCTGACAATATTGAGAATCGTAGGGGGATTAACCCTCACTTTGTCGTTATTGATGAGTCTAAAGATATTAAGAAGAAATTTTGGGAAGGTTTCGAGCCTAACTTGGCAGCACATAGTGCTCCTATCCTTATTGTTGGTACACCTCCAGATAACACAGATAATATGTTTACTCTTATGGAGGAGGAGTGCCAGAACGAAGAAGATGGTGCCTTCTTTAATATGCCATCTTCAGTTAACCCTCATGTAAGCAGAGACTTTTTAGAGAAGACCAAGGCTCGATTAATTGCCAGGGGGGAGGAAGATGTTTGGCTGCGAGAGTATATGGCCCAAACAGTTATCGGTGGAAATATGTCTATTTTTCCGATGCTTGATGAGGAGAGGCATGTATTAAGCTTCACTCATATGTTGGCAGAAATTAGACAGAGGCCTAAGCACTGGGAATTTTTCTGTAGTTTTGACCCGGGTACATCTACCTGCTTTGCAGTTTTACTCTGTGCTATTAACAAGTATGATAAACGTATCTTTATACTTGACGAAGTTTATGAGACTAAGGCTGAGAATACTACGTCTCGTAAGATGTGGTTAGCTGCTCAGGAAAAGATGATGGCCATACATCCTCTTGAAGATGATTGGATCAAAATTTATGATTATGCAGCTGCATGGTTTAGAGTTGAAATTTCTAATGAGTTTGATGAGCAAGTTATGCCTTGTGAGAAGGATCTTAAGAATAAAGAGAATAAATTATCAACTATTAAGGATGCGTTACTCCGTGGATATATGTACTTATCTTCACATTGTGTCAAGACTTATTGGGAGATGAGCAACTACAGGAAGAATGATAAAAATCGGATACTTAAAGAGAATGATCACGAGATTGATAACCTTAGATACATATTAAATGCTGCATATTATGGAACTGTTCCTGAAGGTGAGCGTGTCCAAAGTACTAATCGTAGGGGATTTAGGCTTGAGGAAGAGAGATATATGATGGATGATGATGATAGAGTTAATGATTTAGAAAATTTTTTAGGGGGAGATTTAGATGAGTATTGTATTTGAGTACCTAGTGGCAGTCAACATGATTTTGACTCTAATGTTGTTTCCAGTTATCATTATAATGTTGATCGAGTTTCGATCATTTAATAAATCTACTCATAGGATTGAGTACGTTCATCCAGAGATTCCTGCTGATCCAATGGAGAAGTTTGATGATGGGATGACAGGTAAAGAATTTGAAAAATTTATGAGTCCTGATGACGACTTTTTAGAATAACAACGGAGCAAAATATATGACTAACTCAGTAACATTCGACGATTTCAACTCAGAGGATCTTGGCCATGAGCTTTTAGATCCTTTTCCATTTATACAGTATGAAGATCCTACTCAATTGCTTGAGTGGTGTAAGCAGGAGATGGATAATAGGAAGAAAGGTGCTGAGTCTCGTATGAGATACTACAGGAGAAATTTAGCTCTCTATAAAGGTATCCATTATAAGAATGTTGATATGAGGAATGATAATCGTGATGAGCAAGAGGAGAATATCCGAAAGCCTAAGATGGTTGTTAACTTTATACAAGAGATGACTGATGCTAAGGTTGCTAAGTTATCTATGAACAAAGCATCGTTAGTTGTTATACCTCAGACTGATGATTTTCAAAGTAAGAATGAAGCTAAAGCTATCAAGATGTATGTTGATAACAGGTATGATCAGATTGATATTGATGCCGTATATGCCAAGGCAGATATGGTTAGATTTCTTCTTGGCCATCAGTGGACTTTTGCAACTTGGAACTCAGAAGCAGGTGAGTTACATCCGTCATTTTTAAAACTTAAAAACCAATCTACATATGATGGTGATGATAAGAAAAAAATAATTAAAGCTAAAAAAGCTAAAGCTCAAATGAAAAAGCTTGAATCAGAAGAGGTTCG